TAAAACCATTTGGGTTCTCACCTTTATTAAAAAACTTACCTAACACGAAATAAATTATAAAATATATGCCTAAAAATGTTAATATTAATATCAAGTTTGATTTCGTTGCTAAATTAGATATAGTTGTCGTGGATTCTTCTGTAGATTTTTCTGTATTTGTATCAGTGGTTGGTTTTTCAACCGAATCTTGGGTAGATGTATCTGTATTTTCTACAGTAATTGATTCAAGTTTATTAATTTCAGTATCACTCATATGTATTTATCAATTTAATATATTATACTGTGTTATTTTTTTTACGGTAAAACAAACAGTATGCGGCAGGAGAAATGACATCATTGGGGTTATCTACCGATTCTACTATTCTATCGTTAAAATGTAACCAATTGTTTTCTACATTACGGACAAAGGCAGTGTAATGCCCACCAGTAACCCCTCCAATATGATTACATATCCCATATAGTTCATATTGATATGTTGCAGGTTTATACCCACATACATATTTGGACAAGTCTAAATTATCTAATGGAAATGTTATGTTTTTATTTACTTTGGAAGTTCCATCTGGTGTAAAACGATTTATTGTAATAATCACTATCTGTGGAAAATTCCAAAATTGGATTTGTTTCTTTATATCTTCTTTTTTTCCAGTCTTTTCATTATACCATGCACAATCACCTTCAAGTATTTCTGGTTTTACATACGTATCTAAACAATCGTATAATGTTTGAGGCGTTTCAATATTATTATCTATATGTAAGTCCAGTACGAAAAAGCTTTCAGGTTTCATTGTTTGTACTTCATTTGTATCCTTAGATACAATAACAGATACATATATACCATAAAACATATCCATAATCTCTGAATAATCATTTAAATATACTGCTTCCAACATTTTATAACATTGAATTGCCATCTTATCTAAATCATTCTTTGGAGTACCATTAATATTCATTTTCACATTCCGTGAAATACTTGAATGTATACAATCCATAAAAAATAACAAGAACTCGGGCATATCATTTTGTGCATGACCTGTAAATAAATCTCTTCCTTTTTCTTTAGCTATTTGCTGTACATTATGCACAAATTTACGAGGAGTTACTATACCATTTCCACTCCACATTATTTTTCGCAATTCATCCCATTCTTCTAATATAATCTTATTTGGAGAACCTGGTAACGAAGTGATTTGGGTTTTATTTAATAAATGATTCAATTCATATGTATTATTTAAAACTTGCATACATGCATTCAAAAAACACGTGTTTCCAAGGTTTTCTAACCCTATTCTCCCTTTATCTTTATACTTAGATAAGTCCATTTCTATTTTCTATATTTATAACAATATAAACGTGATTCTTTATATTCTATTATATTATATCAATCTTCATGAATAACCAAGATAATAATATGTTTTCAAACATTGAACAAAATATACATAATATTGTTTCAGAAACTATACAAAATTACCTTTCTGGTAATTCATCATATACACCTCCAAATACATCATCCTCTAATAATATTCATCAACAAATTGTTTCTACTGCAAGAGATGCGGTTCGTTTAGGAAATAGAAGTTTAGAAAATTATAATAGAATTATGCTTGAACATTCCAGGAATACGAGAGAACTTATTATATTATTAAATAGATTAATTGATATGACGGATAATAGACATATTAATAGAGAGCGAAATCTATACAATACTACTATACCTCTTAATCGGCGTTCACGAACACAACCACAACCACGAACACAACCACAACCACGAACACGAACACAACCGCGAACACAACCGCATCCTATACGATTCCGTCAACCAGACCCCCGACAAACACGTACTACACCAACACTTTCTACCCCAACTGAATTAAATAGTATTTTTACACATGGTTTATTCCCGACTATTAATGCAAATAATTTTGCAAATCTATTTGAAAATGTACCCGTATTTCCTACCCCTGCTGAATTAGAAAATGCAAGTGAAACGATATTTTATAATAGTTCAATGGAATTAATAAACGACAGATGCCCTATTACATTAGCTACATTTCAACCAGGTGATCGGTTACGTAGAATATTATATTGTCATCATATTTTTTCAGAAGATGCTTTTACTCGTTGGTTTCAAGAACATGTATGTTGTCCTGTATGTCGGTTTGATATACGTACATATAATTCATCTATCTCTGGAAATGATGAGGGTGAGAACAATGAGGATGAAAATAATGAGGATGAAAATAATGAGGATGAAAATAATGAGGATGAAAATAATGAGGATGAAAATAATGAGGATGAAAATAATGAGGATAATGGATATATAACTCCAATTGGAACAACAACTGACAGTTATACATTTACTGATGCATCTACAAATAACAATATTGGTTCTTACCCACCGACAAGTAGTTTAAGTAGTACAATTGAATCTATGATACAATCAGCTATTGTTGATTCAAGTAATAATATTGTAAATAACTTATCTCAATACCTGACGACATTATCAAATGTAGATTCGTCAAATAATACACTGCATCCATTTGTTTCTTTTCAAATGTACGGGATAGATTCATCTAATAATTCTTTACCATTATAATCTAATTTAATACTATGTATTTAACAGAACTATTTATCCCTATTATATTACTATTTGTATTTATCTATATCTATATTTCAGGAGGTTTATCAATAAATAATGATACAAAAGACGCTTTATATATGATGTATGCCTAAGTTTCAATAAAAAATATTTAAATAATTTTAAATATTTTCACAAGAATAATTTACATGAGATTATCGTGTAAAGAAAGAAGTAATAGTTTGAATACTGTTTTTTTCATTATAAATTTTGTTTAAGACATCATCAAATAAAAGTGTCTTTACTTTTGCAGAGCAATATTTTTCTTTCTTTTTCATGAATGTTTCAATATCTGGAAATTCGGCCGTTAATTTCTTGATTTCACGGTTATATGTTTTAATTGCAGAAGTTTTCCCCTGTAAACGCCAAATTTCTTCTAATGCTAATCCAAATAATTGCTGTAAAGGTTTCATAAGTTGATTTGTAATATAATGCGTGTAATCAATTTTGAGATTATTTTCTACAATAAATTCGGTTGTTTCTATTTTATCTCCCATTAACGCCTTGGGAGTATCATTTACAATAAATACAAATTTCATTCGGTCGCCTGGTTTTGGTTTGTTACCTGGGTCACGTTTTCCAATTCGTTGTGCCAATACAAAATGACCGATTTGGTTGGGATTTTTATATCCACTTCTAAGAGCCTTTGTAATAGCTAATTTATCCATACTAACGTTACCGTTGATAAGGTCATGTAACGATTTGTCCAAAAATTTGATAGCACTTTGTAGATTATACTCTTTCATCAAAATATTCAAGATTCCACCATATACATCTTTTAAATAATCACAAGAATCACGACGTTTTAAAGACAATCCCATAAATTTCATATATCCTTTATTCGGGTCATCTTCGTACAACATACCAACATACCTTTTTTTGGACAATAAAATGAATGGCATTAATGTTTTTTCATATTCTAATCCCATTGGTGGTTTTAGATATTTCGTACATAAATCGGCGGCATCTTGAGCAATTTCAATTGTCATTTCTAATGCGGGTTGACCTCGTATCTTTTCACCAGTATCTGCATTTTCAAGGTTAAAAGTAAAGAATACACTATCCGTATTATGCACAATCATGTTACCAACTCCAGCCGCAAAATGATGATTTGTTGTAGTTAAATCATATACATAATCATCGTAATCAGTTATTTCGCTGATTTTCTTGACCGCGTCTGGGCATTTACGCTGGGAACCCATTGTAGCCGTAATTCTATATATATTCATATTATCGCTTCTGGTATTAATAGACGTTTTATATCCAATACTATTTGCTAACCAGCAAATATGAGAAGCACTTAATTGTGATTTTTGGTCAATGCGAATATATCCATGAGAATCTTTATCACCATCTGCATCATATAACCCTTCCCAGAATGCCTTGCGGATTTCTTGAGTACCGTTTATAATAAAGTCAGGAATGATTTTACTGTTGTTATAATATGTATTTTTTCTATAGTTTTCAATAAATTGTTTTTTTTCACCGTATTCATTACATGTAAAGCATATTTTATAAACACCTGAAGATTCTATTGTATCATATATTTTCCAATCATACTCTGGATAGGCTACTTTACACAATTCCATATATTTATCAAGTATATAATCATTTGCATTATTTAAAGCCCATGATGATTTTGAACCCGATGGACATTTATATGTACCACAACTACCATCACCAAAGAAGAACCCATATATTTTGGCTTCTTCAACCGAAATAGTGTCTTTACAAAGTGTTTCATCTGGCACTACAGTAGAATGTAATAATTTTGTCCCGACTTCCACTTCTTTGGGAGATATTTCTGTGCCATTGGATAACAATAATGAATGGTCATCTGTTACGTCTACCGTACCAGTATGTGTTAGCACCCGCATCATTTTTTTATGACTGGCTAATTTGTGCCGAATAATACGATGCAACTTCGTCCAGCCATTCTCTGTCCACGATTCAACATCATTAAGTTCACAAAATTCCTTATCTTGTTTACCCTCTTCTGTGCATGTAACCCAATCTTTATTTCCGTAAGAATCAGCCAATGCTGATATTTCACAAATAACAACCTTACCGTTAACACGAACGTATACTGGTGTATATTTCGCAACACTATCCCCGTATACGTATTCAGCTTTTGTACGTACTGGACCATGTGTGAGGGTATCATATATCCTATCGCCATATACTTCTTCAATCATACGTTTCGCATAAATAATCATCATACGTCCAGTCGCCGTAGTGGATGCAGCCACATCCTTTTCATAAAAAGTAGACGTACGAGACCCACATTGACCATACAAGGAATTAGCTGTAACTTTATAACCAAGTTGACGTTTGTCCAAAATATTTTGTATAAACGGGTCAGGTTCTGTTTTAATCTTTTTACGCGTATCTTTACGAGCTTTTAATAATTCTTCCAAAATAGATGGCATAATACCCTTCTTATTATCTGGAAATTGAGCCCACCGACAAACCATTTTTCCTACTTTCGTTTTATCGGCTTTTGCTGTAGGATTTTTACGAATATATTGATATGTGTCAAATTCAATATTAATATAATGATATTCAGGCAAATTATCATAAATAAACTCTCCTGACTTATTTCGTTCACCAACAACCCGTATTAAATTCCCCTCCAAATCATATTCTTTTGACCATACTTTACTATCATGTGAATAATTTTGACTAATCATTGAGGAGGGGTATAGTGATGAATAATCTACACAAGCAACTGGATTATCCATATACATAGAACATTTGGGTGGTAATACAATGGCTCCTTCATATCCTTCAGCAACTTTTGGTTTTTCCAAATCAGGCATAAGTGTATCTTTTTCTCGGCATTTCTTAGCCACATAACTGGTTAATTTAATACCTTGTCCGCGGAATACCAGAAAGCTGATAGGAACACTACAAATACGGGACATCTCAACGTATCCTGTAATTACATCTATTTTGTTCATTAAATGATGAACCAAGTTACAATCTTGAATACAGTATTTTGCAACAACAGCGCGGTCAGCAGAGGACCCTTTTGACAATCTAAAAATATCTTGAGGTGTTACATCATCCTTTGCCATCCCCCACTTGATAGACTTACTATCATCCAAATCATAATGGCCTGAAATAACAATAATATTATATGTATTTGTCTGGTCTTTTCCCTTTACCGTATGTGTAACTTCCACTTTATTTTGTATATCAAGTACCCTGAATTTCTGTCCATTGTTGTAATAATCTGCTGTAAATCCAGTTAACTCAATATGGATAAAGTCACCAATATTTAACCCCATTAGATTTTTACTACATAGATGGGTTACATCACCATGAACACTATCCTCAACAGAACGTATATATTTGACGGAATCGCTAATGTATTGTCCAGCAACATCATCCAATTTATAAGATGATAAATTAAAATCACGGCGGAAATAGGCATACATATCTATTTGTA